ATCAGGAGCACGAAAAGACTTGTTCATGTAAGACACACGAGCTTGCATTTCATCTGCATCAATTTTACCAGGTTCTACTAAGGTCATAGAATCATCAGAGTAATCAGGTTCAACAGATCCATCCAGGTCATTCCAGAAAGGCATATGTACAATACGACCACCAGAGCGAGCTTTCGCATCGAACTCAGCAGAACGTAAGGCAACGCCAGATAGGAAAAACGCAGTCAGTTCGGGACTGTCATTTGGCACATATTGATCATACATCTCTGGAAGTATAATATCTGTGATAAGAGTTCTTTCATTAGCCATTTTGTTTAGTTTCCTAAAAAATTAAATTTATTTATTATTTGGAAGCAGATTTCATCTGTTCCCATCTTTTTGGATCTTTCTGAAAAAGAGCTTTAGACTCTTTAGGTGTTAAATCCGAGAATGCTTGTGTGGTTTCACCACTACTTCCTTCAGCACCGCCTCCAGAAGATCGATTACCTATTAATAAAGGTTTGTATTCAGTAGAGTCTTTGAAGTTCTGAATGACTAATTTCTGTTTAACGTCAGACAGATTTCCTTTTGCATCTACTAAATTAGAGATCTCTTCTACCACGCATTTGGTCAAGATTTTGATAGACTCTGGTCTACCTCCCATTTCATTAGCAAGTGAAGCAGCTAAGGATTTGATTTTCTCTTGTTTAATCTCATTTAAAAGATCTAGTGTCGCTTTCTCAGCAGCTTCGGTTTTGCGTTTCTCGATTTCTAAGAGTTTATCAACATCACCAGATTTTTTAAGCTTTTCTTTTTCCAGTTCTTCTTCAGCAGCTTTAGCAGCTTCAGATTTCTTTCTTTTTTCCTCTAACAACTCTTGATTCTTTCTATCCATTGCTTCAATTCGTTCAGCCATGTCAGATAAATCTTTAGTCAGTTTTGCAACGACATTATTCTGATCATCCGCAGGATTCTCATTTTCTGTAGTCATTTTATTTCCTCTAGGCGCAGCCTGTTAGTTATATTTATTGTCCAACTCGCGGAGTTGTTGTAATGTAATACTTTTGAAGTTATAATCTCTATGCTTCTCTGGTATTGCATTATTTCCAAGGATTTCTTCCTGGAATTCTTTAGGTTGTTCAGACAACCATTGTTCGTATTCTGTCATTAAGTCACCGTTCGCAGAATGGCAATCATAACTGATCGACAGTTAAAATGTGCAGGAGGTCTAGGGCCTTCTCCAATATCGTAAATTATTCCGTTGTGTTCTCTACAGTAATCTGTTGTGTTACCATCCAAAACTGAGGACCACATAACCTTTCCTATTAAATTTCTATTAGACATATAGGTTATATCTTTTGCAACTGTTGCCACGTGGTTCACAATTGTCACAGAAAGTGATCTCGCTTGCGACCGCATGAGCTTACCCATTGCAAGGAACTGTTGTTTAGCTTCCTCTCTTGATAAACCTTGTATAGCTATTTGTCTAGCCTTCTTAGCAATTTCACGCACCTTATGTGCATTGAAGCTTCTTAATGTTACTGGAAGTGATTTACTTCCTCTATCCACATCTAACCCTATGCCCATTCTTCTTAATCGGATAGAGTTTGTAATTCTTTGTGCATCAGGTTTAACACCCATAAGCACTCTGGCGATAAATTCGCTTTCATATATTGCGAAGTCATCTAAATTTTCCATTGTAACTATTGTCATCCTTTCCAGGATAGTAGCTAACTCTTTTTCTAAATTCTTAGCTTCAGCTGGCGATAAATATCTCTTACCGCCTAGCCTTTCAAAAGCTCTTAAAAGTACGGCATCCAAAAAGGGGACCATACTCTCATATTGATTTTCACTCAACCTCTGGAGCAGGATTTGATGCCTGATCAGTTTGTCCTTTATTGACATTTACTTGATCTCCAGTCTGGGGAACTGCATTTGGATCACCCTGATTATCATCAAGCAATTGTTGATTCATCTTGGAGTTCTTTTCAATCTCCTTATCGAGATCATCATTACTCACATCTTCATCCAAGAACCCTACTTCACGCACGTAATCTTGTACGGAAGATTTAGGTATGATCTCTTCATTAACAAGCATAATAGCTTGCATAATCACTTGAGGATCTATATTCTCATCAAAGAACTTGTGATTCAACTTAAAGCTTACCAATTTTTCGTTTGCATCTTCAAACTTACACAGCCATTTTAATAACTTATTAATTGCAGCGTCAGCGTTGTCAACTAAATGCGCCAGTGCCGAGTTGCTTGAACCAAAACGCATACGCGCTGCTTCCGCTGTTTCTCGACCACCAGCTGGCGCAATTAAACGAGCACCGATGAAAGCAGCTTGAGCAATTTTATCTTTCATCATTTCTGAGATCAGTTGGTTAGGGTTAACTTGAAGAAATTTAGCATCTCCATCTGCGCCTACGTTGTAAGCACCCCGGCAACCCATTTTCAATCCTTCAGGATTAGCTTTTGCAAACTCTTCTGCATCACCACCGAACTTTAATATTAAAGTGGGTTGGCCAACTACGTGTCCAGACTCTTCTAAATCTGCACTATTTTTATAGTGCGAGATGTTTAATAATGCTATATCTAATAATGGAGACTTATCCACTTTCGAATTATTATTTTCTGAACCGGCAAATATGAATGGTATCTCTTCCCATGTTTTACCATTAAAGTCTTTTGGAGTCTCCACAAGTGGAGCTTTACCATCTACATATAAATACTGTTTGTAAATATGTTTATTACTCTTTTCAGATACAGGAACTAATCTTAAAACCCTGTATTGTGTTTCCAGCTTCCATGAGAAGCCATCTTCTTGTATTCTCTGTCTAGGTTCTTTAAGAACCACCATTGTTAATTGTAACTTTCCGTTTACTCGTGCTGTATTCCAGTTAATAATATCTTTAGATTCGTATAATGCTAATTTGGCATTGAGATTATTATCTATAACATCCAGGTCGCTTTCGCTTCTTGGAAAGTCAGCTAAAACTCCCACACGGCCTAATTTAATCATCTCAACAACCATATTCCGTGAAAATTGAATTAAGCTAGTTCCATCTTCAGCACAATCCTCCTTAACGTACTCCAATTGCTTGGGTAGACGTATCTGAGGTTTCTTTCGATAGATCAGACCAGCCAGACCCTCTAATGTGAGTGAAGTGAAGTTAACTAGGATAGCATCTAATTTATATTGATCATTCCTTCGAATATTCGGAAGGCTATTGTCCAAAGGGGATAGAGTCCGAATGTATCCTTCAGCTTCATTTTTGATTACGCTAGTAATCTTATTCCACTTAGGAAGGTTGCAACTATATTCTGGATGAACAGTTGATACTGACATTTAATATTCTCTTAATTATGCCCAAGATACTGGTATGTAAAATACCGCTTTCTTGATACCCATTAAATAGGCTATCGGATAAGTGGTAGCATCGTTCTGATGGTCAAATCCACTTTTCTTATCTGGATCGCCATTCTTATCATAAGCCTGTTGAATAAGACAGTCAGAAACTGTCGGACATTCTTGATCGTTTACGAATAAACGACCTAATCGAAATCCTGCATTGGTAGCTGAAATCCTATCTCTAACATCAGGATTTTTATACTTACCGTTCTTTGCTTTTAAAGCTTTTATTCTAAAACCGGCGTCCTGCAATAATATAATATCGGTTTGACTCGCGTTAGTTGTATGTGATGGATCAGAAGCATCAGGATACATCGTAATATCATGACCTTGATCTTGCCATCTCTCTTTTATGATTCTTATCAACTCAGGTGTATCGAAAACGCCAGTTAATTCCTTAACTGCATGCATCTGTTCACCACCATTTCGCTTAACCCAGACAGTAGCCGAGGTGTTTCTCACGTTAAAGTCACAACCTATGTGTAATGCTTCACCATGTCTGATTCTTTCTCGACTTACGTGAATAGGTCGATTAAGGTCATCGTATGGTTTGTATGCAGAGTAAACAGCACCGGATGCCATGTTCACCCATTTGCCCATTACATAGGCATCGATCAATTCCTTAGGTAATGAAGACATTTGTGATTCTACATATCCTTTAGGGAGGAAATTATTCTTTCTACTATCCGCGCAGAGATAATTGTATTCAGGATCCTTATTAAGACACCACTGTTTATAGGTGAACTTATATCCTTCTGGTGTCGAGTACGCGCGAACTTTATTATCTGGTTCAAACCTATGAGCCTCTTCATTCCATAACATCAGATGTTCTGGCAAGCCTTTTGGTGTTTGTCTACAACGACCTATAATCTTGTTCCATGCTGTACGAGCATGTGCTTCATCAACTACGTCAAGCTCATCCACATGAGCGCGATAAACTTCGTAACCTACAATCAGTTCCGGCTTATCGAACGACCTGAAAATGAAATCACCTATCTGGCCGTTACTTGTTGATATTTCATGTAGCTTTCTATTAGCTACGTATCGTATACCTTGCTCAATCAGAAAAGCTTCCATCAAAGGCATGATAAACGAATCAATTAATTCGTATTTAGGTTGGTATAAACCAATGATTGCTGATGCACTATGAGTAGCATCTATAAAGCTCCCTCTAATCATACAAGCGGTTTTACCGCAGCCCATTCCACCGCTGAAAAGTGTGAACTTCTGAGGCAACTGGAAAAAAGTCGCTTGGTCTTCGGTTAACTCAATCTTTAGATTCTTGGTCATTTATGATCACCGGAAGCTTAACCACATTATCCTGTACCACATGTTCTATAATGTTTACAGGCCTTTGTTGTAGTGGTAAAGGATTTGCTGCAACGACACTGATTGTAATAGTTGAGACAATTTCTTCTTTAGTTGAAATATCTAACTTCTGAGTCATGTTTAATTGGTCCACATGAGCTAGGTTCAATGCCACTAATTGGGCGTTTCCTTTTATCTTTCCTTCGCATATTGAACGGTTCAATTCCATCCAATATGCTGCGTAATCTAATTCTGCTAGTTCGGCAGCATCAGAGAACTCTTGATAATTTTGTCTCCACAGCCAATACGTTTTTCGAGATATTCTCCATTTACGACAAAGCTCAGGAATGCTGAGTTTCTTTTTATATCGTATTCCGCTAAGTAATTCTTCAGCGAATCTAGTCTCGTACTTTGTATCTGGACGGAGCTTTCGTAAACGCTTAGTTTTCTTATCGGTTATAATTGTCATTATGGCCTTTCTAATAGTTTTTCGATTCGATCAGCTTTTTGATTTAAGTTTTCCAATTTAGTTAAGATAACTGCAACATCTTTTGCTGTATCTTTTTCTAACAAGGTAACTCTCTTTTCAATACTCTTTACTGAATCTGTGTAGCCTTTTACAAACCATATAACAAGTCCAAGGAACGGGGCAATTATAAGTTCGAGTAAACTTTTTATAAGTGGTAGAAGGTCCATCATTTTTCAGTATCTCCATTTCCGAATCCATCCTGCTCAATCAGGTCCACTATCTTATCCATCCCATCAACTTGGGCTTGTGTCATCGGACCGCTTCTGGCACGTATGCTGTTTGCTAACGCGACTCTATTAATCTTAGCTAATTTATATTCTCTTGAATTTTGTCTTGATTCTTTCAAACCTTCCCATATATTGCCCATAACTGAACCTGGAACTGGGATACCGAATATGACACCGATAATAGCTGTGTATATTAACAGATACCATTCTGGTAACGAGTTTAAGTTATGAAATACCATTTGAGCGTATTCTGGATAACCCACAAGACAAGAAATGAATGGACTGGATAACATCCAGAACACATAATGTTTAAAAAAGGGGGAAGTAGAGCTTAACGCTTGGATTGCTCTGTCAGAATCAGCTTTAGCTTGCACTGTGATGAATTCTTGTTTAGCGATTTCCAGTTTAGCTTTATTGTCTATTTTGACAAGTTCTATTTCTTGTTTCTTTTGGAAGTACTGACCGATCATACCAGGTATGTTTGACAGTAACGAAAAGAGAGGAACTAAAAGTGCACCCATTGATTTGTTCTTCTTATTTTTTTTTAATACAGATAAATGCTAGCCTAAACCACTTACTAGCTTGGAGTACGATACTCCTTCCCACTACATATGAAATGTAGCACACCCGACAGCGTAGAAGCAAAGTTCACAAATGAAGGATCTTCCCTACTTTTGAAGGTAGTGAAGACTGCGAATTTGCTGTCCTTTATTTTAATTATAACCTATTGATACCCCCCATGTCAAGTATATTTTCAAAATTACTTGACTTTTCTTCAAAAGTGTACTATGGGATGATGATATCATTGACATATTTATTTTAATAGACTATACTTTTCTTACGTAGGTTAATATAAACAGAGGAGAGGTAGATGATACGTGCAGTGGTGATTGTGGCATTCTTTGTATTCTTGTTTAACATAGTAACAGCTCATTCAACCGTTTCCAAGAGTACAGTTACTCAGGTTTGGAATAAGTTACAGAAAAAAGGAGGTACTAATTATAAGCTATACTTTATTGAAGAGGATAAGGGTTTCAACGCTTATGCATCCCATAAGGGTGTACTGATCAATAATAATATGTTACAGTTCCTTGATAATAAGGATCAGGTTGCATTTATTCTTGCCCATGAAATCGGTCATATGGAACATGGGGATGTCCATAAGCTATCCGGTTCATATCATCAGGAGTCCAGTGCCGATTGGTATGGTGCAGAGTTAATGTCGAAGTCTGGATATAGACTTTGTGAGGCTATTAGGTTCTTTAAGAAGTCAATTAGCATCTACGGTGATCCAGAAAGCCGAAGTCATCCAAGAGATGGTTTGCGGATTCAACATATTGGTGGAGGATGTAAATAATGGCTAAGAAAGAGGATATTATTAGTAATGACTTAGAGTACGAGATCAAACGCCTTACAGGCGTTATCTCTCGACTTGAAATCGAAGCTGATGAAGCTTATCAGCGGGGGTACCAACGTGGATATAAGGCAGGATATAAAGAGGCTGAAATGGAGGGTACTTATTATGAAGATGAGGATGATGAGCAGGAGGGTGAAATACTATGACAATTAGCTGTGTGAGTTTAGAGGCAGAAGAAAGGGAACGGTTTGAACGAAAAGATGGATTCGGATTATTTCTTGATGCCGAATTAACCCGGGAAGTCAAATCTATGAATCACCTGAAAACTTATGCTGGCGAAGCTCGTGTAAAGGCTGTGAGATTATACTTTGGGAGCGTCGATAAGCACTCCAGTATACACTCTGTCAATGATATACCTATTTATATTTCATCCAACACACACCCAGAAGAAAACGTATGTTTAGGGTATTCTTTTACTGGTGGAGTTGACAAAGCTGTTTCTATGTGGTTTACTTTGAGTAAGGAGGAGGAAACTGAGATATCAATTACAAGTGTTACATGGGATTAATCCTACCCACGAAATCCTTAAAGGTGGTAAGGTTCAACTTTCTACAAATGACCTCATCAAGGTACTACTATCATAGGGATCGTTGAGAGAAGGGGTGAATTTGGAAGGAAACAAAAGGTTTTAACAGAGTAACTGGGAGTTGTTATGATAAAGTATCTAGTAATACCGGGTTGGGTGATTAATCCAGTTGATAGAACCCAGGGTTATTTTATTAACTCTAAAAAATTGATGAATTTTTATGGGGTGTCGGCAACAGAATGTCATATTTTTAATGAAGAGTTTGATAGATACAAAAACTTTATTGGTTTGATCCCCTTAGTACCACGTATGTCAGGAAATTATGATATATCTAAATGTAATCAAATTACAGGAGTCTGTATAAATGACAAAAAATGAAGAATTTTTAGATAACCTTGAGATAGGTGAAGAGTTCTGGGATGATGAAACTGGTGTTCGAATGATAAAGTTTTCTGAAGGTCAGTATGCAATAATCATGGATGAAAGGGGTATGACAATTCAAAAACCAAAGGAGCACTGATTATGGTGAACTTCGATAAATACGCTACGATTGGGAAATGGGTTGGAATGATTATTATTTTCATAATTTTTTATGTGATTCTATCCTTGACACCCTATACAGTGGGATTGGCAATCATATTGGCCATCTTAGCCGGGAATGTGGTTGAGCTAAAGATTATGTTCTATAAGGTTCATGGGAGGAGGTTGAAGGATTAAGTCAACGGTATCCCTTGGATAACATAACGTATAAAACGGACTTTTTAAAATCAATCCGACCGCATCACCCTTGGCTCCGGACCCCCCGGCTAGGGGTGAGGGGGATTGCCTACCCCACCATCGAATATTGAACGATAACCAACAGTCATCCTCAAACATCACGCACAAGCGCCTCAAAGCTACCCCTAAGCCATCATCTCGTACCTACCCACTACCATAGTAGCCCCCTATAGGCGTGCGTGCCTCCTACATAGCTCTATGGCTGTTTAATGTATTACAGATTGATGTACATGATTGATGTATTTACATATGTATATAACAGGTTGGTATATTCTTTGCATACAATGGATATGTTAAGTACATGATTATACATATATGTTAAAAATAAATATTAATGTATATTACATAAGTTGTTGATAGTTGGTAATCTAGCTATTGACATAGGGGTACCAAGTATGATATGATAAACTATAGGTTGCCGAAAAGATAACTATAAGATATCTTAAAGTACCTTATAGTACCTATAGATATACCTATATAATAATCATAATAATAATACCTTATAGTATCCTTATAGTATCCTAAGGATATCCTCATAGTATCCTAACAATATCCTAACAGTATCCTAACAATACCTTTGTGGTGTCCTAACAATACCTTTGTGGTGTACCTTTGTGGTGTCCTTCTGCCGGCTTGATTGATGATTGCTGGATGATTGCTGGATGATAGGCGTGACGAGCGTAGGAGGTTTGAAACACCCCT